GTAAAATTAAATGCTGTCCCGTTTGGATTTTTTACTGTGAATGTATTACTAAAATTTGCTCCACCATTAATGGCAATATTAGATTCAAAAGGAGTTCCTGATTCTAGGTCAAATGTTATATTTTGATTAGCCATTTACTAACTCCTTGAGTAAAGATTTAATTTCTTGAATTTCATTTTTCATTCTGGATAAATCATCCTCAATGGTATTTACCTTTTCGCTTTCTTTCATTCTCTTATCTTTTCCTGACATATACTCATGATATTGAGTTTTATCTTTATTAACTATAGAATTTGTATTGGTGTCCCTATACAAACCACTATGATTTTCAACTTTTAAATATGTCATGTTAAGCGAGTGCAAGAACTCTTAGATTTTTAACTCTTGGAACATAAACTTGATTTGTTGATGTTCCAATTAATTTAATTCTATAGAATTTAAATGATGGTAAATTATCTATTGTGAAGGTATATTCTTTGAAGTTTAAGTTCGTAGATACTACCTCTTGATTTGTTTCTTTTGTAATAGAAACATCAGATTTTCCATCATTATTTGCTGGATCAATAACCTCTCCTCTTTCGTTAATATTATCAAAGCCTGGAAAAGGAACAAATATAGGATCACTTAAAGTAGAGTTACTAATTGAATAGAATGCTCTAATATTTGCATCTGGAGATAGATAAACATCCGCTATAATTTTTATAGATGTTGCAGAATTTTCTAATTGGAATTCTTTAGAAAGATATTGGAAGGCATTTGGATCATCAAAAGCACTTTTAACTCTGTTATCAGAGGCAAAACTACCAACTCCTACAGGACTATCAACTCTATTTGATATTAAAACTGCACTCATTCTTTGAGTGTCAATAACTGGAGAAATTCTAGAATTAACTGTTTGAAGATTTACCTTCATATTTAATGATTTATTTCCAGGTAAAGCACTTAATTTATTATCTTCATTAACTTTAGATGCAACAATACGTGGTGTGCTTAGATAATTATTTTGATTGATGGTAACAGGTTCAAATCCTTGTTGAATATATGGAATTTCATTTCCATCCAAACTTACTCCGCTAACAGTATTTACCTCAGTTATGATATTTGTACCAGGAACTGTGGTATTTTGAATTGTTGGTTTAATTATCTCAAAAGGAATATTTTGAGTTGCTAATGCATTATTACCACCAGCTGACTTAGTTTCCCCTGCATACAAAATTGGGAAACTCTCACCAGTTGATCTACCTATACCATTAGCACCCATATCTAATTTGATATTATAAGAATCAAAAGTAATTGGATTGGAAGTTATTCCTGCTAAATTATGAGTCTTATTGATCCTTCTTAAAGAAATACCACTAAATTCATATTTTGTAACTGGAGTTCCTGCCAAGTAATTTTTAGCAACTGTAGAATCTATAGATCTAGTGGTTATGCCAATAGTTGTTCCATCCGCACTTTCATAAGAAATAATTTCATCACCAATTAATAAGAATCCATGATTTGTGGTTCCCACTCCCACATTTTCAAATTTGTCAAAGTTAGTTGCACTATCAACTGTTATATTTCCAGTTGTAGAAACATCTAAATCATTAGAAAGTTTTGTAGGAATAATATCAGTTTTAACATGAGATAGAGTTACCATATTATCTTCAAAATACATTCCATGATTTTTATGATTCACGATTAATTCTAAACCATTAGTATTAATTTCTATATCAGAGATGGTTACATTTCCACCAACAGAACTATTTAAATCTGTGGTTAAACCTGAACTATTAATAAATTTAACGGTGTTACCAGCACCAGTTACAAAATCACCTTGTACATTATCAATAATTAATTGATTGGTATTTGCGATTGAAACTAATGATAATCTAGCATTTAATCCTAAATTATTAAGACCAATTGTTCCTATTCCTAAAACATCACCTGGAACATATCCAGATCCACCAGTTACGATTGTAGCACCAACAGCCACTCCATTTTGAATTGTAATATCAGCAGTTGCATTATTACCAGCAGAGGTGATATTAATTAGAGGAACTTCTGGGAATGTAACTCCACCAGCTGATGGAGTAAACCCAATACCAGCATTGATAATATTTAAAGTTCCTGTTGCAATTCCAGCATTAGCAACATATATACCAGTGGCATTACTACCATGTTGTAAAACTGTATTTCCAAAGGCTAAATCAGTATCTTGTAAAGTTGATCCAATTCCAACCTTAATTTTTCTAGAGGTTACATTTATTGGATCAGGTAATAATTTTGCAATTTGATGATTACCTTGAGATAACTCTGGATTATATAACTCAAAATTTCCTTGAGTAATAAAATCAGCTCTATATAAAGTAAATTTTAAATCTTCCCATTGACTTGGTTCCCAAGTTGATCCATTTTGAGATTTAAATAATGATCCAAGATAAGGTTGATTTGATACAAATGATTGAGTTTGAAGATCAACCTCTCCAACTCTAGAAATGTAAGCACCGTATTTTGTAGAATCTGATAAAAGAACTATCGCATACTCTATAGTACCTTCCAAATATATTGGAGATTTAAACGTAAATGTTGTTGATAATGATGAGTCATTAGAAACATTTACTTCAGATGGTGATAAACTAACCTCAGAGAAAGGAAGAACTTTTCTTGTAGGAACTCCACCCTGCATTGTTCTTATCTGCATAGTAACAGGAAGATCATTATCATCCTTCGTTGCAAAGAAAACATCACAACTTGTTACGAACACACCAGTTGTTTCTTCAACTTGGAATGATTGAGACAATGGATCTCTAAATCTCCATGTTCTGGAGAATGTTTGAGCTTCTCCAGTGACTGATCCTACAATTGCTCCTTGAACTCTTCTCTCTTCAGATACTTCTTGTAAAGCTATCTGGGCATTTCTAACAGAAACTATATCTTCTTGAATTGTTTCTAAAATACCAACTGCAGAGTAATCTTTGGTCGCTACCGTTGTTGCATCATTTTGATCATTATTAATGCTATTTGTTAATGTAAATACTTTATCACCAGTTTCAAATTTAGGGAAATTTGATATATTTGGATTGGGGATAAACAAACTTCCAAGTATGTTGGAACTAATATCAGAAACTAATCTAACTTCAGATATAACTGCTAAAGCACCACTAGTCTCACCCGTTAATATCATATCCTTCTCAATCCATCCAAAATATGTTCCTTCTGGTTGATTAGCAAGGGAGAAAGTATCTACGTTTATAGTTGTTGATGTAGAAGAGTAAGACGCAGGAACAACCTCAGAAACATATGGACTTTGACCATATGTTTTAGTTGCACTATTATATGGACCTTCTAAATGATTTGATTGAGCAACTCTAAATCTTATTGATGGATTAGCATCATCATTACTTATTGGTAAAATTCCTAACGGTCTAGTTGTTCCAGTCACCCTTTCTCCAACTTGGAAAGTTCCAGAAACCATTGATATTTCAATCAATTTTGGAATACAATATCTAGTAACATCAATACCATCTAAGAAAGCATATAACCTAGTGGATGGTTTAACTCTATTACCAACAAATTGAACATTTCTAGATCTTACAAATGATACAAGATCCCTACTGATAAGACGATCCCCTTGAGAGGTCATATCAAATTGTTCCGTAACCACAGCTCGAGTTCCAGTTCTTCTCTCTCGTCTATCTTCAACTGTCGTTGTTACTAATTCTCTTACTCCTTGTTCTGTTCTAAAGTTTCCACTTTCAGTTGTGTTACTAGATAAAATATCCCACCTTGTATCATTTCTAGTTTCTCCACTCCAAAAAGTTTCCCAAGAATTCCATAAAATAGATCCAAAACCATCTTGTGGATCAACTCCAAATTGATCTGCTAAATCTTGAACTTGTTGATTGAAATTGCCTTCAACATTTATAACATTAGCCTCAAGTCTTTCAATATCAACCCAACCATCGGATGCAGGAGTTAAATCAATATTACCTTGCCAAAAACTTAATATAAAGGGAGTTACACTTTCTGTTCTTGTAGCATTTGGTTGTTTTAAAAATTCAACTTCATCGTAATTTAATGTAATAATATCACCAGTTTTTTTGATATTAGATCCTTGTGGTATTGCAAAATTTAAATCTCGTCCCGCAGTAATATTTTCAACTGGACCTAGTTGTAAATCAACAGAGGTAGTATAATGTTTTGGTCTTAATTCATTGAATAAAATATCAATACTATTCTTATATGAGGTTAAATTGGATTGAGATAAGAAAGATGTAAAATTATCAACAAAAAATCCAGATTTAAATCTGTTTATACCTGATGAATCTGGTAAAAACAAACTAGATGTGTTTAATTCTAGTAAAGAGAGTGTGGTGTAATATTCTAAAGATTTAATTCTATTTTCCAGTCCTCTAATATCTTGCATTCTATATCTCTTATATTCCAAAAGATCTAAAGAGATATTTGAAGTATCATAAACGTATGGTGGTAAAAATGCAGTCGCAACTTTTAAAGCATCATCAACAGTAATTGGTTCTTCAGGTCTATCTGATGGTTCTCCAAATTTAACTTGAAGAGTTCCATTTTTTGTTAAGTAGATAGTATCAATTCTACCAAGATAGTAAGAAAAATCTGTTAAAATAGTTTCATCAGATGCTAAAATATTAGCAGCAGAATTACCTGATGCATTAAATGTTCTGCCAAAAAATTCTAGAGGGGATCTAGTATCAACTGATACAACATATTCTGAAACTCTTGGTCTTATATCAAGAATATCAGTATTTCTGATATTGTTGACTGTTGATATTTCTGTTGTGTAATTGAAATTTGAATAAGAATCAACAGTTGTTATGTCACCATCATCTGTTGATTGATAAGTTCCATTAGCAAAATATATTTTTAACTTTTTGGTTGGTGCGTTAGTTTTTGGTTCTCTAACAATTGATGAATGATTATAAGAATCCTCTTTTTGTCCATTTTCATATTTAAAAGATGATGTAATATCAATACTAGGAGTGTCGATAGTCACAATAACGGCTTCAATATTGGATTCTTCAAATACTACAGTTTCACCCTCTTTGAAATTAATTTGATTCTCATCGATGAAAGATATTTTAAAATCAGTTACATTTTCTGCTAAAACTGCACATGCTTGAGTTGTTTTACCTTTTATTTTTTCACCTATTACTAAATCAGATGTTTTACCTGTAACACCAGTTAATGATCTTAATACTAAGGTTGGAGCAGAAGGATCTGATGTATTTGTTGATTCATAAATTTTATAAACTGTAAAAACATCAGGAACATTTAAAGAAATTTGCTCATCTTGGACTCTAGTTCCAAAAGGAAAATTACCAAAAGTTAAACCATCATTTAAAGTTGTTGTTGTTAAACCAGATGCAGAGTTTGTTGATTTATCAACCAATAAAGTATTAACTCTATTTTGAAGTTTTACCTTTGCTTTTGGTTTTTGTTTCTTTAAAGTTGTTATTAATGTTGCATCATCATTACCACCTAATCCAAAAATTTCTAATCTGTTTGATGCAGTATTAATTTGAACTTTATCACTAGTTAAAACTTCAGTTGTTCCATCACTTCTAATTAAAGAGTATCTTGATGGAGTGAAAGGTAAGAAAGTTTCATTAGTTCCTGTCTCAACAGCCGTTGATAATTGATTAGCGTTAATATTAACACTTTGAGTTTTTTTAATTACTAAAGAGGCATCGGTTAAATCTACGTTAGATATATTAGATTTTGATAATTTTGTAAAGAAAGATAGATCATCTGCTTTTTCAAGATCAGATCCTATAACTGTAAGATCAGAAACTTGAAGTAATGATGAGGGTAATTTGCCATCACATACTCCTGTAACAGTTGTTACTCCAGTTATATTGACATGACTAGATCCTATGCTAGTTACTGAAGCGAAAACAGGATCACTAGAGGTAATATTACTAAATTGAACTAAGTTACCTGTTTTTATTTGACCAGGAAATCTAGGATTACTACTTCTAATTGTGCTAACACCGACAGCATTAACAGTTGTGATAGTTGCAACTCCAACATTTGTTATAGGTGTTTGAATAATATCAGCAGAAAATGTTTGTGCAGCACCAACAGTATTCATATCTGGGCCGTTAACATTACCAAAAACAGATCTAACATCAGATATTCCAAAGTTAGTAACTGCTACTGCAACTCTAGTATTTTCTACGCCATCAATAATAAAGTTTTCATTTTTTATAAAATCTCCATTTACTTCATAAACAGTTAGAGCAGTCCCTGCAGAAACTGATGATTTCAAGAAAGCAGTTGCTCCACTAAATTTACCCTTTATATGCGTGGGAACAGATAAAGTAATAGATTCATTTAATGTTATTTCAGATACTGTTTGAAGATCAAATAATGTTAAATCCCATTCATTAATATTAGGATTATTAGTATTGTAAGATCCAGAATTTAAATCAAAATCATATACTCTCGCTAATCCAATTTCCTTTCCTGAGGGAAGAGTAGCTGCAGAACCAACTCTAGAATCTCTCAAACTTAAAACATAAGTATTACCAAGTCCTATTTGAGGATTTCCAAATGTATTATTAATTTTTAATGTAGCACCAGTATTATAATCTATCGCTTGATCTTTTAATGTTTTTGTTGTTCTTGGTTTATTAAAATCTAAAAAGGTAGATCCATTTAGTTGAATATCATATCCTTTAACAAACGCTCTGCCTGGAGATAATTTATACAAACCAATGTCACCAGAGGGAACGTTCCCAGATGGTGTCAATTGACCAGGAGTAAAAACACCATTATTACCTTGATAGTTATCTAAAGACTCTTTAACTGAAACATTAAAGGGTTTAACATAATAATCTCCAGATTCTGCAAAAGTTCTTCTTGCTAGTTCATCTGTTATGATATTATAATCTGACCCAGTTTTTTTGGCTACAATATTTCCTTCAGTTACTGTTGCTAATTCTATAAAATTATCATCATCGTAATCATCTAATTGTTTTTTAAATAAAGACGTGGTTATTTGCAGTCTATCTGCACCAGGTGCTGAAAAATTATTAAAACCACTTGAATTATCATTTAACGCAGGATTCATATCTGCATTAATTATTTTCTCACTAATGAAAAGTCCTATTCTATAATTTGGAGTGTTAGAGTATTGATCTAATAAAATAGTTTCATCCTGAACTTCTAAAAATTGACCCTTTGCAAAATATACTCCATTTCTAATTGAAAATGCAGATCCTAAAGATGTTGTATTTTGAACTAAAGTGTTGGCAAAAGGTTCGCCAGCTGAAATTACAGTATTTGCTGCTAAAATATCAATATCCGCAGATATTAACTCATCATTAAAAAATAATTCAGATGCATTATTTGTTGAATCTGATTGCAAATAATTAATGTAAAGAGTTGGATTTCCTCTATCAGAATCTTTAGCAAATAAAACTTTATCTACTATCGCAGTAACACCTGAGGTTAATCCAGTTATTTTTACTCCAACTAACTGTCCGATATAATTAGATAACTCTACTCCAAGATATGATTGTTGAAGTTCTAATGCAGGATATTGATCATTGTAAGAAGTATTACCAGGAATTACCTTTGAACCCTCTCTAAAAAAGTGCTGACCAAATTTTTCAATCTGATATTGTAATATAGATTGTAAATTATTTAACTCCCTTGCCTGAACTGGAACGGCAGGTTTAAACAACACTTTATAATAGTCATCACTTGCATTAAAATCATCAAAGTAGGGAGCTACGTTAAGATTGGTTTCCTGAGACATAATTCTTTAGAATTGCAAAATGACTTTGATATCTTCTTTTTGGTTTGTAGACCTAGTAATTGCTGGTCTATTATCAACGTAAATAATATTTCCAGAATATTTTTTAACTTCTGGGTTAGCCAATCCAGCAAAGAATGACTGTCCAAGGTAATACGTCCTACTATTTATTACTGTTGATACACCTGTAAATGATGTATTAATCGCTAAAGTAGCAGACCCACCAACAATACTAAATGAACCACCTGTTTTTATGTTTGATGTAAATCTATTTAACTCAAATCCATACTCAGGACTCGTATTAGCAGTGCCGTTTGTGTTAAATCCAGCAGTGGTTCTATCTTGCCAATATTTTAAAACTTGTGTTGTTTGATCATATGAAATTACCCTACCCACAGCAGTAGATCCTACTCCTATGTTTTGAGTGATAAAACCATCTGCAGTAAATGTAGCATTGCTAGCTCCAGCACCAGTAAGTCTTATAGCATAAACTGCACTTGCTTTATCTAATTCCAAATTAACACTAGAATTAAATGCTTGAGGATTTTGAACAACACCTATTCTTGAAAATTCGTTACCAGTTATAAAATCTGGATTTTCACTATCATTTTCAATTCTAGAGTAAAGTAATGTGCTCTTAGCACCTAATTCTCTGTAAATATCTGCACCATGTCCACCTTGAGGAGGAATAATAACATTAAAAGCAGCACTTGTACTACCAGTTGGAACTCCACCACCAGCTAAATCTAAAGTTCCAAAAGTATATCCAGATCCACCTTTTGAAACAGTAACAGATTCAACTTTAGAACTACTGTTAATAACAACAGTTGCCTCTGCTCCTGCACCATCTCCTTTAATTGGAACTTTTGTATAAGTTTGATTAGCAGTTCCTAGTCCAACACCTCTATTAGTAACAGTAACAATTTTAAGTTGTCCACTAGTTGCTGCATTATCTCTAACTGCAGCATCATCAGTGTTAGTTGACCAGTCCTTTGGAACTGGCATAAAATTGGTAGAGTCAAATTTTACAATATCACCTGGTTTAATTGTATAGAGGTATTTCCAAATATACCCATCACCACTACTACCAGCTGCTCTTGGTTCTAAATCAGTAAACGTTGGTTCATCTAATGATGCTTTTCCCTCTGGATTATCAGGATCAGTTCCATTCTGAAGACAAATATAAACTTTGAAATCAGAATTCATCACAAAATAGTTTGCATCATACAAACTTATTGCATTTGATGGTTTAGATGGACTCTCTGCCTTAATGTCATTTCTATACATATCATAAGTAACACCTGAAGACCAAGTGTTTTTACTCACAACCTGTTTTACATCAGTTGAGTCAATTTTTTTCAAGGCGATCATTGTATCCCAATAATCATTTTCTTGATTAAAACTATCTCTAGGATCAGGTGGAGTGGTATTCCAATTGGAATCAACAGAAGTAGGATTTGGCAAACCAATCCAAGTGTAGTATGAATTGGTAGTTGATGCTACGCTCGCTACAAAATCTTTAGTATTCAGAATACGAAGTTGATCCGTTATTATTGCGGCCATTTGACAGAGTTTTTATTTATTTATTAAGTTATTATGCAGAATAATCTTTAAACTTCAATGGAGTTACCCTACTAACAACAGCAGATGTTGAAAGTCCTGTAAATCCGTTTTGAGTATATGCGTTAAAGGACTTAACAGTTGTGCTAGCCCTATCTCCTAAAGTTATTCTACCCCAAGAGAATTCACCAAATATTTCACTTGAACCAACACCAGATAAAGAATTAAAACTAGAAACACTTGCTGTTACTCTAGCAACATAAGTGTTAGCAATTCCAGGTGTAGATGTTTCTGCCACAGACACAGCAGCAACTTCATAAACACCATCTACGAATGTGGTTCCTATTCCTAGAACAGACCCATCTTGATATATAGACGTTAATCCATTACCAATATTACTATTGGATACAGTAAAGTAATATCCAGTTTGAATACCACTTATTGTGACTGCAGTTCCAACAATATTAGAATCTCTTAAGAATGAATTAGTCGGAATAAAGAGATCAAATACAACAGCAGTGGTTGCAACACCAACTGAAGTAGTGGATATTCCAACAATCTGTCCAAAGTCACCTTCATACAATGAAGATTTATTTGTTTCTTTTATTGCTGATGGAACAGAGATGAGAACTTGTGGTGGATTGGTATTTGTATATCCAGTGCCAGGAGATGTAACTGTAATTGAAGAAACTGTATCACCAGTTAAGGAAGCAGTTGCCACTGCCCTTGTTGTTGTTCCTAATCCAACAGGAGTTCCTATTATAACCTCTGGTGCAGTTGTATATCCAACACCACCATCAGATATGGTAACTGATGTTATGGTTCCAGCAACAGAAACGATTGCCGTTGCAGCTGCACCCGTTATGGTATCTTGAGAAACTATTGAAATCTCTTGTGTTTTAGCACTTGTTTGATCCTCATTATTTGGATCAAAGAATGTTTTGACACTTTGAGTAAAGATAACTGTAGATCCTACTCCAACAGACTGTATAATAAAAGTGGTTGGATTAATTAAAGATTCTAATTCTTCACGACTCTTGCTTACGATCTGACCATTAATAATCTTATCAACTCCTTGTTTACACCAAGTAACAGTTCTCTTACATAATGGATCTCCATTAATACCAACACCATCGTAAACATTAGTGTTAACAATATCAGTTGAAACAACTTCTTCAACTAATCTTTTATCTTGAGATATTGAGTCTGAACAGAGATCAGCATCTCCACGAATTTCTAAGGTATCACCTTTTTTAACAGTTTCCAATATATCTCTAAATTTAACATCAATATCACCACTTCCCTTATAAAAGAGAATCTTACAAGTATCTCCATCATATGATCCATCACTTTGTCTTCCTCTTGGAGCTGATGGGAATGATAGTATACTTCCATTATTTAAAGTATAACCTTCACCTGGAACTTGTAAAACATTATTAATAAACACTAATATTGTTGATTGAACATCAATATTAGATCCCTCTCTTGCTCTTATTGTTATAGGAGAATTGTTTTTCTTCAAAGTAAATACTTTTTTAGATCCATCAAATTCACTATCGATTTTGTCTAAAACATCTAATTGCCCAAAATGCCATGCTGCAAATTTATCAGCAATTGTCTCCTCTAGTGTTATTCTAAACTCTTCAAATGTTTTAGTTGGATCTGTTGGAATACCAATTGTCCCTGCTTTCGGAACTGTTAAAACTTGGCCATCTGCGTATCCATAACCAGTGTTTGTTATTTCAAAATCAATTACACTTGATCCTTGACCAACAACAATATTTGCAAATGCTTGAGTTCCTATTCCTGAAGAGTCTGATCCATAAACAAGAGGTATATTGGAGTAAGATAAAGGATCATCAATAACAACTTCTGGTGCATTTGTTGATGTATATCCAGTGCCTGGATTAGTAATAGCGATGCTAACAATATGTCCATTACTAATTGCAGCAGTTCCAATAAATTCAATTGCAGGAACACCATCACTAAAAGTCTGAACTCCAACGTTGACAATTGTTTGAATACCAGTTCTATATCCAGATCCACTATTACCAATAGAAATGGATGATATAGTTCCAGCAACAGATACAATTGCAGTTCCTCCTGCAGCCACTAGTGGTTGATATCCAAATCCACCAGTTGATCCAACTGATACAATCACACCACCAACTGGAACATTAGAATTATTTGGATCAGTTGCTAAAGAAGTAGCAGTTCCTGTGAAAGTCAATGTGGTTATTCCAGATGCCTCACTTAAGTTAAAATCTTGCTCTACACTTAACGATCCTGTTGGCCCTTGTAAAATACCATTAACTAAAACAATTGCATTATTAGTAGAGAATCCAGTTACATTTTGTTTATCTGAGGTTAAAGTAAATGTTTTTCCAATACCAGTGAATTGAGTTGAAATATCATCAAAAACGTAATTTGTGCTATATGGTCTAGAACTTGTATTTTCGCCACCAGATCTTAAGAAAGTTCTACCTTGGAAAGTAGAGAAAGTTGTTATACCAACATAATCTCTATCATCAGGTTCATTAGTTGTGGAACTAATTGGTGTTGGTCCTTGTGGTGCTGTTACAAAATTAAGTGTATTATCAACAATATTATAATTACCTTCAATTTTAGTAACTATAGAGTTGGATGTATGAATACCTAATCCTGTTCCCATCCAAGCACGATCCACAAGAAGTGAATTAGTTGATCCAAAACCAACAGTATTCACTTTCATTATCTCTTGATTTATTTTTATTAAATCACCACCAGTAATTGATGTTACACCAACAACTCTAACTAATCTATCTGCCACACCCATGAGAGCTACAGTGCTTGTTGTTACTGCAGTAGAAACTATTGGAGATTGAATATAATTATCAATCGCAATCAAACATTTTGTATTTTGATTTCTAGCAAATAAAGTATGTGCCGCACCAACACCAAGAGATGTTAAATGCAATTCATTTGGAACTGTTTTTAAAGCATCTTCAGGAGTTTTAGCAAATTTAACAGTTGTTTCATCAACCTTTATGACATAAACAGTTGATGGAAGTTGAGTTGTAGTTCCTATACCTGTAATTGTAGTTGTAGCAATTCCAATAGGACTTCCCTCATCAGCATCATGTGCATATGTTACTTCCTCTCCAGAAACAAAGAAGTGCTCTGGGATGGTAACTGAATTTTTAGTAAGATCAATGACTGAAGAACTACTACCATCGAATTCTCTTGCAAATATATCTCTACCGTCATGAGACAGATTGAACGCTCTCTTAACATCAGAACCTGTTCCTTCGTAGGTTCCCTGACCACCAGAAATTGATGCGTTGGTTAAACTAACAGAATCAACGGTTGATATATCTGAATCTTCAGCAGCTATCTGAAGACTCATCTGAAAAGCACGAACTTGAACATCGATTCCTGCGTTTGGTGTGTAGAATAATTGAGTGTGTGAAGTAGATACAGCAGCACCAACTGTTCCCAAACCAGCAACACTGGTTAAGTTTGCAAATTCTGTTATATATGCTTCTGAACTATCATTAAGAACAACGACCTCAGCCATTTCATAGCGATCATTAGTTGTATCTTCAATACTCAAAACATAATAAGCACAATTTTTATCATTTGTTCCAACCGTATTGTTGATTGTATATTGTGCGATTAGATTTTCAGTAGGAGAGCCTGATGCAGAGATTGAGGTAAATGATGATTCTAAGGTTGATAAACTTAAAGCACCATCTCCAATATGTTGAGTTCCAATACCAGTTGATAAAGTGCTGGCAATTGATATTCTAATTGTATCAACAGATGCTGCTATTCCTGCTTGAGGAACAAAATCAATGTTTATATCACCCGTGGACATAGATGCAATGTAAGTTCCTAATCCAGCTCCACCAAAATTATTTGCATTATCTGTTGTTAATTGTCCATACTCTAAAAGTTCAACGGTTGTTCCATCATGAATTACATTAAGTTCATCATATTCCATTCTACCGTTATCAGCATTTATCTGAACAATTATCTTTGAACTTCTGTACGTAGAGGCAATACCAACAATTGTGGTTGTTGTTCCAGCAGATACTGAGGTTTGAGTAGATTCGATATTAACAACATCTCCAAGAGTTGTTGTTCCGATACCTGTGGTGTTTGCAAAACCAATTATATCAAAACTTACAACACTCATGTTGTAATTATTGTTTTGGAATTTAGTTGGGAAGAATCTTAACTGTCCATTATTACCACTAACAGCAAAATCAAAACTTCCTAAATCAGTTACCGATTCAACTCTACCATATTGATTGAGATATCCTTCAGATCCATTTTGTAAAAGAGAAACAATCATTGTCTGTCTTTCACCAGTAAAGGTTGCATCTTTTACAAGAGTAAGGAATTTCTTAGATCTCTGGGAAATAGGGAATTCATCAGCAGTTGAGAATTTAGTTGGCCTTGGATCACTACTAAATTCTGTACTAACATCATCAATTACTAAAACCCTATTACCAACTGATTCAAAGAAATCAGTTAAAACTCTAGAATTGAAATATATTTGATTTGATGCTTTTTCATTATCACTTATGTTTAATGAATTTTCAGTTACTAAATCAAAACTTGAATAACAATTTAAATCTATATCTTCAATAACATCTAAGAAAATAAACAGATCACTTTCTAAACCAGACTTTGTTACATCCCTATCAGTTGACTCTACTACTAAATCACTAAACTTAAGGAAACCAGAGGGATGAGCTAAAGATTGAACTGCACTATCCCATTTGTCTATCGATACTTTTGATTTTAATGAATATGAGAAATTTTGATAATAGAAATTATCTGATATCCTTTGAAGAGTATTACTTATAAATCCACTCTCATTTTTCCATCCAGATCTAACAACTGATCCTGATGACAATTTGATTTCAGATTCAAAATCAACTTTTGATACTATTGTTCCTTGCGTCTCTGATGTTTTACCAATTATTAAATCTCCAACATCAAAATTTAAATTTGAAGAAACTTTTAAAGTTTCACTGGTTGAATTCCAACTTTCTACAGATCCTACTTTTACTCCAGATGAAACAACTTCATTTAATATAAAATCATTTTTTTTCAATTTAATATCAAATTGTGGAAAATATTTTTCAGGGATAATTGATCCTGCTGAATTTAAAACATCATGATTGCCTGGATTTTCATTCTCTGGCAAGAGGCCAGCCAAACTATAAGTTACAAATCCAACACCTCCTCCTAGAGGAACATTAACGTCTGTTAATGTAAACAGTGTATAATCGTATTTTGAAGAGTTATATCCATATCCTGTTGTTCCTACACCAACACTAACATTTTCAATTAAAACTTTATCCCCAACATTAAATGGAGATTCATCACTAAAAGCAGTATTTAATCCAATGGTTACATTTTGAGTGCTTGAATCGTAAGATATTGTATTAATACCAATACCATTTACATTACCAGTTGGTATCAAAAGAGGTGGTGTATTATAAATTCCTTTAGTATTTTTAATTATTTCAACTTTTGTTTTACCTAATTCAAATTTTAAATCAACATCATTTACTAAATTACCAGTAAACCCATCCTTGACTATTAATCTAGGTGCTATCGTATAATTTTTACCTGCTGATGTTATTCCAATTTCATTAAAGGATGTTAATGATTCTATTTTTAAAATTTCTGGTAAATTAGCAACAGGTCTTAAAGTGTTATCACTTGGATAATTAAATCCAATGTTTTCTATTTTTGTAGAAAGTATTTTTCCTATGGATTCACTTTTTGGTTCTAATATAGCTTTTGTTCCAAGATTGGATGAAATTGAGGACACGCCAACAATTTTTTCATATCCATTTCCACGATATTTTGTTTCAATTTCTGCTATGGAACCATAAGCAGTTTTTGAATTTGTAATATAATTTAATTTTGATTCTACAGAACTATAAGATGATTTTTCTGGTGCTTCAATTAAATTATAATTGAATGTAGTGGTTGAACCAATACCAGTTACTTTGAAAACTCCTGAGTAAATACTATCATTTACATTGATTTGATTATTACCATCTACCTCTTTATCAATTACTATTTCATTTTTTTCCTTAGATATTACACTTAAATTAACAGGAGTAAACTTATAATATAAAATATCTGGAAGATTTTTAGTAACGCTTAAATTTAATTTAGCATCACTAGTAAGTCCAACACTTCCTATTTTATTTACCTCGAAGAATTTTGTTTCTCCAGAACTATAAAATTCAGTGTTAAAATCTTTATCAGTATAGATGTTTAAATCAAAAGCTGAGTATGAAGTTAATCCAACAATAGTTGCCAAAGAAGGATCAGAAAGATCAAAAGAAACAGTATTATTTTTATAAACATCTGTTAATGGATTAATAGCAGATATTGTTCCAGAAGATGCAGATGTAATATCAACTACATCTGGGGTAAATAAAGTTGTTTGATATTTTGTTAAAGTAAGTTGAATTTTATCTTTTGAATATCTAACAATATAATAAATTTTATTATTCTCTAATCCACCCGAAGATGATGTGGACGTATGAATAACCTTATCGCCATTATTAAATTCATGATTTAAAATTGTAATCGTATTATTAATAATATCAATATTACTTGCAGTAAAGTCTTTTGGATTAAAAACTATTCTTCTGTTAAAATCATTATACTTAACAGAAATAGTGGTTCCTATTCCTGGTTGAACATCAATAGCAACTGTATCGTTAAATAATAATCCATGAGTTGAAGCAGTGGCCACAGTGACATTTTGTCTATTTACCTCTGCCTTTACAACATTTTTTCTTACAGTTTTAAAACTATGATATGTTCCTGTTCCGATTCCAGTGAACCTTAATAATCCTCTAGTTTTAGTTGTGCTTGCTATTCCAACAAAAGTTCCAGTTGTTCCAATTCCAACCTCGAAAGTTTGAATACCAACTAAATCATTTGAAATTTTACCCACATATAGGGGTGCCCCTGTTGGTAAACTATATGCCGTTATACCATCCGTAGAAACGCCTATAGCGTCACCTGTATTAGTTTGGTATGTTACGACATCTCCAGTATTTAAATCGTGCTCTGGGAGGAATATAGACTCTGTTCGTATGAATATTTGTGTTATACCAGCACCAGGATTAGAGAATGAAATTGTAGTTCCGATACCAACTCCTGTTATTGTTCCTATTCCTAATGCCTCTTTTGGTTCAAAATAAATTTCTTTATTTAAATTGAATTTAACATTATTTTCTGGTGAAGATTTGAATGTGAATTTTCTAGAATCTTCTGTAATTACCACCCCTGCTGTGTGAGCACTGCTAACCGTATTTTTTTGTGCTCTTAAAACTCTAAATCTAGAATTTAATTTATCAATATTTAAAACTTGAACTTTCTCAGTTCCGATTCCTAATATATCATTTTCTCTAACTGCGAGTAAATCAGTTTTTACAGATCCAGAAATACCAAAATAAGTAACCAATCCAGTCGTATTAGTATTAGCAACATCTTTAGAAAGAGCAACACTTTCAGTTCTGACACCAATATTAAAACTACTATTGATATAATCAATTGAAGTATTAAATCCTGATAATGAAACTAAATTGAGATTACTAAAATTATGAGGAGAACTTGAAATTGCAATATATTCTCCATTAAGATTGAAGGGGGATATTTCTAAATTAGATATAGTGCTAGAGGCTACGCTAATATTAGTGACTATTTTACCACCAACTGATGAAACATTAGATTTT